AGAGGAACGTACAAGAATGCAGGACATTGATGCGGTATCTTCCTGTATTAGTCCAGAAATGGTAGCAAAGGCAAAATATACCGAGCCGGTGCAAGCAAAAGATTTATGTTTTCAGGCAATGAAAGAAGGACAGGTTGCGGCAGGGGCTTTTATAGATAACCTACAACAGGATAATCAGAATTCAGGTGTAGGTGATGTATCTGGGGCTGCGAATGAAGGACAACAGCCAGCCCCAAAAGCCGAGCAGAAAAATATGCTTTTAAATGCACTGAATAAAAACAAAAGGAGGGTGAAATGATGAAGAACTTGGTACAAGATGGAGGAAGCGTTACATACAATCAGATTTTTGCAGGGAATGAAGTTTCAGCACTGGTAAAAGGTATTAAATTGAAAGTGGGTCAAGGTGTATTAAAAAGAGGTACAGTCGTTGGACTGATTACAGAAAGTGGATTGGGATTGTTGGTTAATAAGGTGACGACAGACGGTTCCCAAAAGGCAGTTGGAGTTTTAACGGATAACGTAGACACTACAGTAGAAGGTGAAGAAACTTCTGTGTTAGCACAGATGTATATTACAGGTATTTTTGATGGAGCTGCTCTTGTTTTTGCCACTGGTACCACTCTTTCTGACTATGAAAGAGAACTTCGTACCATTGGAATATACACAAAAACAGTACAGGATTAAAGGAGGAATAGAATATGGATTTGACAACCGTTGAAATGTTAGAGGCATTTAGCCAAAGAATGCCATTGTATGAGTTTTTTTCGGAGTTCTTTCCTAATGGAAGAACACATACTGCTGAAAAAATTCAACTTGATGTGAAAAAAGGAAAAAGAGCCATGGCACCATTTGTTTCTCCCCGTCAGGGTGGCAAGGTGATGAAACGTCAAGGATTTAGAAGTGTTTTGATTGATACACCAAAGTTAGCACCAGAAACCTTGTTGACGATTGACGATATTACCAAAAGGGGTATGGGAGAAAGTATTTATTCTGGAAAGACACCAGAAGAACGAGAAATGGAGATTTTTGCAGAGGACACAACAGAACTGGAAGAAAAAATTGTTCGTAGACGAAACTGGATGGCTAGAGAAATTATTTACAACGGGAAATTTATTTCAACAGATGAAGAAGCAGGCTATGAATTTGAAGTTGATTTCGATTTCACCAACAAAGAAGTTCTTTCCACTGGATGGGATGATGCTGGAAGTGATCCAGTTTCTGATATGAAACGTGGACGACTTGCTTGTATTCAGAAATCTGGGAAGGCACCTGCCATTGCTATTCTTGCTAGTAATGTGGTGGATGCGTTTAAGAATAATCCAAAGGTTCAAAAAGCTATGGATATTAAAAACTTTAATTTTGCAGTATATGAGCCCAAAATTAAAGATGATGCAATCACATTTTTGGGTGTTATTGCGGAACTTGGTCTAGAACTTTACAGCTATGATGATTGGTTTATTGATGATAACGGGAAAGAACAGCCTTTTGTGCCTGCAGGAACTGTTGCATTGTTACCAAAGCAGATTGGTACTACAGAGTTTGGTCTGATTACCCAGTACGAGGGAGAACAGGCTGGATTTAAGTCTTATGCAGCAGATATTGTTCCTTTGGTTTATGGTAGTATTGAGGGGAATGCAAAGCGATACAGAATGACTTCACGACCAGTACCAGCACCTTTTGATGTAGATGGTTGGTATGTGCTTGAAGGTGTTGTAGGAGGTGGTCAGTAATGCTTTATACAATGCGTGCATTAAAAAGAATTAGTTTCCGTAAAGGGCAAAACATTCAGTTTGTAGAGCCTGGGGATTACTTTGAAGTGGAAGAAGAACAGATGAAAAAGTTTGTAAAATTACAAGCGGCAGAAGTGGTTTCGGAGGAAGTAGAAGAAGAAGGCGAAGAAATCACAGACATTGGTCAGTTAATTGAGAAATTAGAAGGTATTCGTACCAAAAAACAACTCATTGAATTAGGAGAAAAGCTTGGTGTGGAAGGTTTGGACGAAGAAATGCATGTGCCAGAACTTCGAACAGCTATTGTAAATGCCGTAGAAGAAAGAGAAGATGAGGATGAAAACCTTTAAACAGTCCATTCAAGACGATATTTCCAATATCTTTTTTGATTTGAAGTTATTTGGAGAAATTCATTTGATTGATGGTGATAAAATAAATATTATTATTGATTATGATGAATTAACAAGAAGAAATGGCAGTCAATCAGCAAATGCAGATGGTGTTTTTATAGAAGGGCTTTTATTTTTCGCAGATATAAAAGATTTTGGAAGGCTTCCTGAAGCGGGGAGCCTTTTGAAATTAGATGAAAGCATTTATAGAGTATCAGAGGTGACGGAAAATTCTGGTGTTTTGGAGGTTGTTTTGGAGGCGAATATTTCTTGATTGAAATTGATATTAGTATCAAACAGATGGCGGAGATAAAGCACAAGTTAGGAACCTTAAATAAAAAAAGATTGAATAAAGTTGTTTCTAAGGCTGCAAATGAAACAGCAAAACAACTAAGGAGAACGATTTCTGACCATGTTCGAAAAGAGTATACCGTACTTTTGGGAGCAACCACAAAGAGTATGAAGATAGAGAAAGCAAATGCTTCCAAACCGATTGCTGTTTTAAGTGCCAAAGGGATGAAAATACCGTTGTTGCAATTTGGTGTTAGCCATAAAAAAAGAATACAGACTGGTTCATTAGATAAAAAAGGGAATTCCCTCTATCATAAAGTAAAGGTCAAGAAATCAAGTAAAATGAAGCAAGTTGTAACTGCCTTCATTGCAAAAAACTACTTAATTATTAGGCCGAGGAATGCCATCGGAAAAAAAAGCCATGCGCCTAAAAATTGGCTTGCGTTTGGTCCTTCCATGCCAGAAATGATAGGAAGTAAAAAAGCGTGGAAAACATTATCGAAAGATGGTAACGCTTTATTGAGAAAAAACTTGGATAAAGCCATTCGAGATGAATTAGAGGGGTATTTAAAATGACACCGTTTATGTTACAAAAGGATTTGGTACAAGAGTTAGAAGCCTTGTTTCAAGATTTTAAATTATTAAGTCCTGCGTTATTAGAAAACAAGGTGAAAATATTTGAACAGGGATTGCCTGTAAAGAGCAAGAAAAATGATGTTAGCAATTTTCCTTATATCATTGTAAGGATAAATGAAGGTAGCATTGGCAGTGAGAATGTATGTGATGTGATTCTTATTTTTGGTGTTTATGATGAATCAGAGGAACGACAAGGACACAAAGACTTGATGAACATGATACAGGATGTTTGTTACAAGTATTCGACGGAAAGAATCATTGCAAACAAATACACGGTTATTGATGAAATAGAATGGACATTGCAAGAGGAGGATATTTATCCTTATTATTTTGGTGGTATTGCTTTTCGTGTGGGAATACCAAAAATTTATGTGCAAGATGATTTGATTTAGGAGGGGTTATTTTGGAAGAAGAAAAGGAAGTCAAAGAAGTGAAAAAAACAAAGAAAACGGTAGAAAGAAAAGTGCCTGTGATGTATATGGGTCCATCGGTTGGGAATATGCTTTCTCAGTATAGTGTGTTTTCAAATGAGGTGCCAAAAGATGTTGAGGTGTTTATGGAAGAATGCCCGGATGCCAAAAAGATGTTGATTCCTGTTTCGGAAATCAATGAACACCAAGAAGCAATGAAAGTAGATGGCAGTTTTCAAAATGTGACGTACCAGAAGGTGGTTCAATATATTTCACTTCGGGATAATGAAACAAAAATGATATAAGAAAGCACTTTTGAAAAGTAAGTGCTTTTTTCATGGAGAAAGGGAGGCAAGAAAATGGCATATACCCATGGTATTTATGTAAATGAATCGGCTACAAGTTTAACTGCACCAATTGAAAGTGATAGTGCTGTTATTGTGGCAGTTGGTACGGCTCCAGTGAATCTGGTTGACAAACCAAAAGTGAATGAACCTGTGGTGGCATATACTTATGCGGAAGCGGTAGAAAAAATGGGGTTTTCTTCTGATTTTGAACAGTATACCTTATGTGAGGTGATTGATGCTGCATTTAGTAAGTTTGGAATTTGTCCCATTGTTATGATCAACGTACTTGATCCAGCGGAACACAAGACAACTGTTTCAGCTGAAACAGTTGCTGTTACAAACAAAAAGGCGGTAATCTCTGCAAAGGGGATTCTGCAAGAAAGTGTTGTGGTAAAAAGTTCTTCTGGTTCGACGATATATCAAAAAGAGGTAGACTATGTGAGTAGTTTTGATGCAAGTGGAGCATTGGTGCTTGCTGTTATTGATGGTGGTACGGCAAATAGCGAAACAACACTGCAGGTGTCTTATGACAAATTGAATCCTTCTGCGGTTACAAAATTGGATGTGGTTGGCGGGTATGATGTTTCGAATGGAAGATATAAAGGTTTGGAATGTATTTCACAGGTGTATCCAAAACTGGGTATTGTTCCAGGGCAAATCATTGCACCAGGTTTTAGTCATGATCCTGTGGTTGCAGCGGTGATGAAAGCAAAGACAACGAATATTAGTGGACTCTTTAAAGCGACGGCCATTGCAGACATTGACAGTGGTGTTGGTGGTGCAGAGAGTTACGATGCTGTTTACGAATGGAAAAACAAGAACAGCTATTCCAATGAAAACTTCATTTGTTGTTGGCCTATGGTACGGATTGGAGAAATAAAGTATCATTATTCTACCATTTGGGCGGCTTTGACTGCGAAAACAGATAGCCAGAATGGTAATGTTCCTTATGTTAGCCCATCCAACAAGTCACTTCCCATTACAGGAATGATTACAGCGAGTGGGAAAGCGGTTTATTTAGATATGAACCAAGCGAATATGCTCAATGGATATGGCGTATGTACTGCTATCAACTTGAATGGCTGGAAAAGTTGGGGGAATAACACGAGTATTTATCCATCCAATACAGATGTGAAAGACAGATTTATCCCTGTAAGAAGATTTTTTACTTGGTGGGGAAACAGTTTTATTCAAACGTATTTTAAGAAAGTTGACAATCCGATGAACGAAAGACTGATTGAAGCTGTTGTGGATTCTGAAAATATCCGTGCAAATGGTTATGTCGCTAGAGGTATCATGGCGGGTGCAAAAATAGCGTTTTTGTCGGCAGAAAATCCGATAACCGACCTGATTAACGGAAAAATTCGTTTTCATCAATGCATGACACCATTTCCACCAGCGGAAACCATTGAAAACACGTTGGAATTTGATACAAATATGTTGGAAAAATCGTTGAGTTAAGGAGGAGATAAAAATGAGTGGAATTCCTCAAAAAATGATTGCCTACAATGCTTATAGTAATGGAAATAAGTTAATTGGGGTAACAGGAGAAGTGGAAACACCAGAGATTGAATTTATGTCAGACACAGTCAGTGGTGCAGGAATCGGTGGAGAAGTTGACGTGGTTGCTGAGGGCATTGTTAGTGGAATGGAAATTGAAATTCCTTTTATAGATATTACAGGAAGCATTTTTGATATTTGGCAAAAAGGAAAAACGGCTGAGGTGACGTTGCGGGGTTCGGAACAATCCCAGGATACAAGTTCGGGCATGATTTCAAAGGTTCCGGTCAAGTGTGCAGTACGTGGTATGGTGAAAAAAATCAAACCGGGTAAGTATGGAACGGGAATTGCAATGGAATCTTCTATTACCTTAGCAGTGCATTATATCAAGATTGATGTCAATAACAAAACAATGTTAGAAATTGACCCATTCAACATGGTTTGCATTATCAACGGAGTTGATGTCTTGGAAGAAGTAAGAAACCAAATTTAATAATTGTTTTATACGGATCAAGTGCTTACAAATAGGTAGGTGCTTTTTTATTTGAGAGGAGTAATTGATATGAAAAAGGTAGCTATTACACTACAGAAACCTTATGTTTTTGAAGGGGAAACACATACAGAGATTGATATGGTTGGGTTTGAGGATTTGAAGGGTTCGCAACTTTTTAGTGCGGAGCAAAGATATTTGAGTGTCCGAAATAATCCTGTTGGGATGGAGTATACTTACGGATTTTGTTTTGCACTGGGTTCCATTGTATTGAATAAACCAGTTGAATTTTTCTCGGAGTTGCCTGCGGTTGATGCAAATAGCTTTAGAAATTGGGTGACTTGTTTTTTGCAAGGTATGATTACCATTACGGAGGAGGACGGAACATCAGACGAACCGCAATGAAACTATCCATAAATACCCATACCAGTATGGAGTATTTTATGAATATGTGCATTCAGGAATTGATGGAGTTTAT